GGCTGCGCCAGTGTAGCGATACCACTTGGGCTGTGACCTTTTACCTACTGCCCTACCTACTGCATCAATGAGACGCCCCCTGTAGTGTATCGGAAAGACACTGCGCTCCTGTTTGACATCATAAAGTAAGCCAGGATAGTTACGAATACCCCAGCGTAGAACGAAGGCTGTGTGCTTCTTATGCTCAAAGGTGGGTGTGACTAGGTAAGCAGGTACTTCCATCGTCTCAGCCTCAGCTACGGCCCTCTCAGGCATAGGTCTCATGCGTTTCCGTATCTCTGCTGCTGTCATGTCTGTGTCATAGATGCCACGAGATCTACAGCCTAGCTTGTAACAGTTGTACATCATAGTACCACCATCATTCTTGGCAGTGAATGTGCCTCTGCCATTACACTGAGGACAGTTACCACGATGTGTCTGTCCATCACCTAGTGCTAGGCTCTCAACGTAATCACGAATGTTCATCGTCATCGTTCCCTCTAGCTGATAGTGCCTTCGATGCACCACTGAATGTGTTGACCATGTAGGGTTTGATTGAGCCTATGGCCTTGTGTCCTGTGACCTGCATGATACCCGCTAAGTCTACCCCACCCTCCATCATCTCTGTCACAGCGGTACGCCGTAAGTCCATAGCTGTGAGTGTCATGGGTAGGTTAGATTCTTTAAGTACGTCATTGATAAGATAGCTTATTTCTATCTTACTGTATGGTGGATACGCATTGCATCGTGGCTTGACACGGGGTGCTACATATTCCTGAAACCCAAAGTCCTCCTTTTGCTGGCGCAGCATATCACACAAACCCTTAGAGATAGGGAGGTGGATCTCTGCATTACGTTTGCTCTGCGTCAAGTCCAAGCGGCACTGAGTTAAGTCTACCTTATCCCATTTGAGAACACGCATGTCACCAACACGCTGCCCCCAATCGTATGCCATGTGGACAATCAGCCCAATGCTGCGCCAGCGGAAGTCGCCATAAGCTGTGGCAAGGAATGTCTGCACTTGATCGCGGCTCCATAGTACACGCCGTGGTTGACCAGACCTGGTTTGTACTAGAGCTACTGGATCGTGCGTCATTACGTCATGTCTCATTGCATGTTTCCAAGCGATAGACAGTACAGCCTTACGATAGTTAGCTGTCCGAACACCAACGGATAACCAACTCTCATACGCCTGAGTGAGATGACGTACCTTGATATTCTTATGGCGATAATCCCCAAGAGCTTTACCCTCAACCACAGTCTTGCTTACCGCAGCAAGTTGTGCGTCATAATCTTTCTGAGTAGTGCCTGCCAGACGACCAAATACAGCAGACTTACTATAGAAATCAATGACTTCCTGTAGTGTAGATGAAGCCTTGGGGATATTCATATTACTTTCCTTTCACGTTAAGATACCAGATGTATAGGAAGCCACCCAGGTACGCAAGGGCTACGGCTAGTGGCAGCGAGTGCATTAGAACTTTGGATACCATGACTCACCCATATCTACATATTGTTTCACATCCTCTGCGATAGTCTCCAGAGCCTCAGCCTTGTTGCCGATCCAGAGTGCGTCATCTATCTCACGCATAAGCTGGTTGTAGTAACCCGTGGCTGGCATGAGATTGGATGTGTTGAACGGGTAGTTGATACTCATTATGCTGTCTCCTCTTCTTCCTCTTGCCATTCTTTCCAGTTCTCGTATTCATTGTCTAGCCCCCAGTCTTCTACCAGATCAGAGGGAATATCAGCAGCCCAATCTTCATCAGTGAAGTCAAAGGTATAGCAATCGTCTGTACCTTCTACGCTGCTGTACTGTCCAACAAAACACATACCACACTCGTAGTAAGACGCCTCAACAGTACAGTCCTGGTTGTTTGCAGTGAATGTATCATATGCTGCAATAGGTGGAGACCATGCGGAATCAAACCAGCCAGAGATAGTAGATGTACCATCCTCATTGTCATCATACTCTAGGCCTTCAAGGTCAATCTCCCACTTGGTTCCCCAGCTATTGACACGCCAGCTATACCAGTCATCACCTCCTGTAGGCATAGGAACCATAGCTTGAAGCAAGCCATTCTCATCCTCTGGTTTAGCGTTAGCTTCATCCCACAGTGCTTTGATCTTAGCTGTAGGGCCAGAGATTGTTATGCTATTGTTACACCAGTTAGGCATTATGCTGTCTCCTCTTTCTCGTAGAACCATGCGTTAGGATTGTCAGGTAATACATAGGGCCTCCAATGGTTAGGGTTTCCGTTACTATCAACAAGCGGTCTAAAGTCAAACATACGTTTCAACTCATAAGACTTTTCTCTTACGTCATTTAGTAGAGACATACGCACATCCATCAGCTCCATTGTATCATCAACCATAGCATCAATGGTGTTGTAGACATCCAGTAGGATTGCTACTTCGTCACGGGTTAATTCTGTTTTGATTGTCTTAGTCATTATACTGTCTCCTCAATTAACACATAGCGTGTGTACTGCTGACCTGTCACAGGGTGCTTACCCTTAACGCCATCAATGCGGTAGCCTGACTTGCGTAGCTCAGAGATACGCTTAGTGAATGACTGGATGCTGTAGTCCAGCATAGCCTCACGCTGGGTCAGGCCCTTGGTTGCACGAAGGTGTGTGATGATCTTAGAGTTTTGTGTGTTAGTCATGTCTCTCTCCTTTGTTAGACATTTATAGATTAGTAATTGTATTCGGCTGCGTCAATGTTACCATTATGTCACGTTGCTTTTAGGTAACACTAACACTTATTCTTTCTGTGTGTGCCGTATAGTTTTGTCTTACCCCAGCACGGGTCAAGTGGTTTGATCTTACCATCAGGCAAGGCCATTCCAGGATAGTGATAGTGTGGGTTGGCATCCATGAAGTCTCGCATCTCTTGACGTTCTAGCTTACGTTTAGCTGCCCGTAGGTCAGAGGCACAGGCTGCGGCTGCATTGATCTGTCTGTTGTGTTTCTCCAAGCAGTAGCTGGTGATCTCATTAGCGTTAGACTGTGCTGCCATCTCTATCAGAAGTTCTAGCATCACATCTCTGCCACGCCTAAGACCCCAGTGTTCTCCCACTCAGCGAACAGCCCCTGCTTTTCCAGGATAGCATTGATCTTGTGGTTGACACCAAAGTCATCCAAGACAGTGCCACCAAACTCACAGTAGTAGTCGGCCCACACCTCTGGGTAGTTGTCCTCACCTGAGATACGGAAGCCATCGTCATCCTCATAGACTGTGACGCCTAGCTTCTTGAGTTGATCATATGCGGTACGATAATTCTTCTTCATTGTGTTACCTCTATCTCTGTTTTGATACCTTCCATGCGGCTGTAAGTAGCAGCCAAACGATCTGCTTCCCTCATGTCTCTCACTGTGTGATAGCACAAGGGTTTGTGCGTTATCTTGCTGGTGAGTATGATGCGGATCATGTCTCTAGCTCCTCTTTTACTTTGGCTAATACCTTTGCACGATCAAGGTAATACTGCATCAGGTCAACGTCATCGTAATCCGCCTCACCCCATGACCCTATCTCCATGTCATTCTCAATCATTTCCTTGAGCATCAACAGTTCGTTTGTGCTTAGTTCTAGCTTAGTCATCATGCCATCTCCTCTTTTATTTCCTTGAAGATACGAGCCAACCTATCCACACTTACCTTGGGTAGGTCAATGCAGTCACTCTCTTGTAAGTCACCTTGCACTCGCATTGTGCCATCACTGTACAGTGTACCTGTCCAGCCATAGCCTAAGTCTTTGATCTTTGTTACACTCTTAGTCATTACGCCATCTCCTCTACTGGTTGGCTGTTAAACTCATAGACTGCCTTGGCAAATCCTCGTGGTGTGGCAGATCGTATGTCTTTGGTGCGCTGTGACTTACCACCCAGCTTCTTGTGTTGTGTGCTGTACCCCTGCTCTGGTTGAACTGGATCAGTCCACGGCATCACAAAGCCATTGCCTGTCCAGAGGCAAGTCTTCTTTGGGTAGGCATCCTTGGCTGCGATATACTCAGGCCAGCGTGGATGCTCTGCCTGATCGTCATTGATGTAGCCACCATACTCATAAGGGTGGAAGCTATGGTCAGGCTTGCGCCACTTAGTAGCCAAGACACTGACAGGGTTCTCCACAAAGTAGGGACAGCCTAGATCGTCAAACAATTCAGCACAGTCTACAGCATAGCTGACTGCCTTAGTCTGAAACTCAGGGTCACGCTCTGCCTTACGCTTGAAGTGTGCCGCACCTGATACAGCCATGTCAGTACAGACAGGGAAGGCCATGCCAAATGTCACACGCATATGCCGCCACCTTTGAAAGAGATCAAGCTGTGTGTCAGGGTCATGCAGGTCAGCGTGAAGGTAGGTGATAGACCCACCACTCTCATATGTCGTACACCTTGGGTTGTTGTCAGGGTGTTGGATGTCGTAGGCATAGCAAGTATATCCTGCCTCTGCCCATGGCTTGAGTGCCTCACCTGTGAAGTCATATAGTGATAGTACGATACCTTTGGTCATCTCAATATCCTCTCTCTCTTTGTAATGCTGTCGCCTGTTCATCAGTAACGTCCAGCAATATGTTCTTTACCTCTGCGTTAGTCAGGCCAAAGTGTCTAGCCACTTGCGCAATAGTTTTGTTGGTTGTGTCAAACATGTTACACACATCCATGGGGTGCGGTTTATAGGTCATCAGTTTAGCCTCTTGGTCAGATAGATTATGAGCTTGTCCACGTTGTCAAACTCTTCATGGAATGTCTTCATCCCCTCTGCGTCATAGCAGCTATAGGAAAGCTCTGCCCACTCTCTACACTCTCGCATGTCGGGGTCTCTGTAGTCCACGAATATCCGGCAGGTGTTGCCATGCCTCTCCTCTTTTTCAAGTGATGGGCAGGTGTCATTCTTCCAAGTGCTATTCTTCCAGCCATGTGGTGACAATGCGTGAAAGAGTTTGTTGAGCATGTCATAATTGTCATAGTCTCCATGCGGTACGTCTGCGATTGCGTAGATCATTGGCTCACCTCCACTAGTTTGCACACTCTCAATGTCCCATGCTCACCCTCTTCTCTGTGGGTATCCAACATAAAGTAACTCTCTGCGGCATCCTCTGTACCTACTATGTCAACATATGTGGTTTGATCCCCATCGGACATATTCAGGGTAATAACTTGCACTAGCATATTAGTCTCTCCGATATTGTGCCGCCACGATCTTAGGCGAGTTGTGATCGTCTACATTGACAAAGACATAGCCCCTGTCGGTTCCACCCATGCGCCACTCGCCACGCCATCCCAGCCTATTGAGTAGCATTTGAGCCGCAAGAGTGTGGTTGCCTTCATCGTTTAGGCTGTAGTCAAAGTCAATCGTGACTTGCTTGACGCCATAGCTTTGCATGGCTTTGATGCGTGACCCTTTAGTGTTAGTAGGGCCAAGGTATTTTGTCATGATAGTTTGCATGTTAGTCTCTCCTATTACTTGATGCCGTGTACTCTGCGCCATGTCACCCATGTGATAGCTTGCAGGTCACAGGCTTTGATGCCAAGTATTGCCGCAGCGTGACGATATGACATAGCAATGTTTAGATATTCAGCCTTGCCTATGTTAGCAGCGTTAGACTTCAAGCCTACACGCTCACCATATGCGATATTCCTAGCGTGACCGTCAACAGTCACACTGTCACCGCCCATGATATTGTCAAAGAATGCAGAGATCTTAGGGCCGTTCAGTGTCTTGAGGATAGCCGCATATCTGTTGACGCCATCCAATACCTTGTAACCTTTGAGGCGATTGGCCTTGTAAGCCATGCACCCGTCAATATCTTCATGGTTAATCTGCGCCATGTGTCCGTCAATGATTTGTTCTGCTGTCGGCACATTCTTAGGCCATCCAAGGTTAGGGCTTGATGCCGCCACTACGCCCACAACTTTCATGAGGCTTAGGTTTTTAGTCTTGGCAACCTTGCGACAGTCACGCCGTGCACGATTGTACCACTGCAAGCCATCAAGCTTTTCTTGGCGTGTAGCCATGCCGTAGCAAGTCAAGATATTAGTTACAAAGTCAGTCATGATTTATCTCCGATAGGTTTATATTTTGCAGTCACACAAAAGCTAAAGCATAGCTTGCCTAGTTTGATAAAGCGGATACCGCCTATTTTACGGGTAGATATGTTAAACATGGGTCATTCCTTCTGAGTTAAACTATCCAGAAAGTAGGCACATCAAGCGCCTACCTGTCAAGTTAGTTTATAAATCGTGCTTTGCATTTGCCACACGCCACCCCTTCAGCCATGGACGCTGGATGCAATTATCGCATATATACATCAAGCGCCGCCTATCGGTGCTACACCCGTCACAGTGTAGGCCATGTTTTGTCGTGATCTAGACCTACGCATCATGGCGTAAAACGTAGGTGTGACGTAGCCTGGCAAGAGTCATACTTTCTCCATTCATCCAGGGATGTCTATTTCAAATAACGTGCGGCCAGTATGATTGCGGCCTATGTGTTTTGTCTGTTTCTTTTGCGTCCCTTTCTTTCTGTTGTTGCCCTATCGTGGGCAGATTCGGTTTTAGTTGTCAATCGTTTTATTCGGTCTTCATATTCTGTGCGGGTCTTCTATCCGGCTTGATCGCCTAGGACGCTGGCTTGTGCTAGGTCTTAACCTTGTGCGTTTTGCCTTGTCGCTTTCGATGTATTCAACCTAGCAATGGGTTTTCAGATATTCAACAAAAACTTTTCACTGATCACGGAAATAGTTTAACTGTCTGTTTTCACTTGTTTTAAACTGTAACATTTTATTTGGACATAGGCAGAGTTTAGCTAAGGCGTTGATCTTACTTGATAAACTAATTGCTGCCTCGCGGATGTAATACTACACGCGCGAATCTATTACTCTACGCAATCGGCATGGCGTTTAGGGGGTGGCCTATTTGTGATCACAAAATACGGGTGGCGGTATGGTTTAGGTGCATCCCTATTGCTTTTGTGATCACGAATTTCAAACCCACTGAAAACACACGCTTTTTACGCATCGACTGAGGACACAACAGTTAAGAAGGGCAGCAATAACAGGCGCTTAGGCAGGAATTGCTCCCACATTATGCGCTATCATGTCAAAACGAGGGGGGTGCGAGGGGAAGGGGCGGTATGGGGGTACACGTATATACACAAATACACACACGGGGTTTTTAGCTTTGCCCAGGTTTTGCCTTATTCAGCAGTACATATGTGGTATATACATCACAATTTGTTACAATGTAGTAACATTTAGTAACATATCTGTAAGAATACACATTTTAGGGGTTGACTGGGGGTGTTTCATGGGTATAACTGCGGAGCAGGAGCACACAAAGTTAAACTTTATATGTTTTAAATTAATCAAGTAATAAATAATAAATAGTTAAACTATATAAGAGAGTGTTACAAATAGGATAGTGGACATAGGAAGAGTTTAACTATATAGTTTAACTATAGTGTTGACACACTCTCTTTATATGTGTACACTATCTTTAAGTAACACACATAAACTTGTATAAACATATAAGTGTTACTACTCTGGTACGTGTTACAAACATATATGTGTAACTCTCCTCCTGTCTCCTCTCTCCTAACACGTAGTTTGCGACACGTACCAATCTTTCCCAATAAAAGTATTGACAATGGCTAGTAAACGCATACAACTATACGCATCAGATAACATACTTGAAGAGTTTTACTCTGCATTAGTAGACGGTAACGCTAACAGAATAAGCCGTATTCATATCCCTCGTAGTGATGTGTTCTATGTCCGTGCTGCTATAGAGGCTGACACTGGTGTGAGGTACACATTAGATCACGTAGAGAGAGCGATGTACTTAGAGGGTATGCTAGACAGAAGCGATGTGTTAGACCCTGATAGGAAGAGACCTTATGGCGATTGAATATAGAGGAGAGACGTTTGCAGGTTACAACAAACCAAAGCGTACCCCTAAACACCCAACTAAATCCCACGCCGTACTTGCCAAGGAAGGTGACACCATTAAACTCATCCGCTTTGGTGAGCAGGGAGCATCCACAGCAGGCAAGCCTAAAGCGGGTGAATCTGATCGCATGAAGAAGAAA